TTTATCGAACCTCCTCCAGCAATGCCTGATCATTATCGAGTGAAAGGTAACTCTATTCAATCGTATCATAATTATTATGCCGGTGATAAAGTAAAAATGTCTCGTTGGACTAATAGACATATGCCTCTTTGGTTTGCTGATGCTATAAATAGTTTGTATGGAGATGCTTGTTATATACAACGAGACATCAAACGAAACCGTATTATATCATTACCACTACAATATGCCAACATATAATTTCCGCGACATTAATACAAATGAAGTAATTGAAAAGTTCATGTCAATTTCTGCTCGCGAAGAATTCCTCAAAGAAAATCCCCAATACGAGACTATAATCACTGGAGCACCTATGCTCATGGATCCTATGCGCGCTGGTACTCTTAAGCGTGATAGTGGATTCAAACACGTTCTTCAGCAAATCCATGAACGTACTCCAGGAAGTGATCTAAAGAAAATGAATGCATTCTAAATAAATTTCAGTCATTGTTATGTGTATGTGAATATCTTTCAACTTGCTAAGGAAGTACATGGCACGTAAAGCAGCACCAAAACCTACTGAGAACGAATCTGCTGATAAAGCACTTAGAACTCCAGTATCAAAAACATCTCCAGTGAATAACACCTTAAAGCTTAGAATAGATGATTTAAAAACATTCGATCCTCTTACTGATAATCAAAAGTTATTCTTTGATGCTTATAAGCGAGGTGATTATTTTGTAGCACTACATGGAGTGGCAGGAACAGGAAAAACATTCTGCGCACTATACAAAGCACTTGAAGAAGTAATGGATAAGAGTAATCCATTTAGAAAAATCATTGTTGTACGCTCAGCAGTACAGGGTCGTGAAGTTGGACATCTTCCAGGTGATGTTCATGAAAAGATGGAGATCTATCAACAACCATATCGTCAGATTTGCGAAACACTCTTTGGTCGTAAAGATGCTTGGGATAGATTAGAAGAGCAAGGTTATATTGAATTCATTTCAACCTCGTTCATTCGAGGTATGTCATTTGACGATGCTATCATTATTGTTGATGAAATGCAAAACTTGACATTTGAAGAAATTGATACAGTAATGACTCGTGTTGGTTATCGTTCTAAGATTCTTTGGTGTGGCGACTATCGTCAAACAGACTTGAATAAAAAGAAGAATGATATGTCAGGCATTTTAAAGTTCTTTGACATTGCCTATCATATGGGCGCATTTACTAAAATTGAATTTACTCCGGACGACATTGTTCGAAGTTCACTAGTCAAGGATTATATCTTGGCTAAACTACATTACGAAGATAACGTTGTTTAATCACATACATCATAACATTGAAAAACTCGTACGCGTTGATTCTCCCGAAGGTCGACGCTACGAGACACCTAGTGGTAGAAAGTATCCCTCCGTTACGTCAGTCCTTGGACTGCTTGGAAAAGCAGAAATCATGGCCTGGCGTAAAGCAGTTGGAGAAGAAGAAGCAAATCGAATCTCTTCACGAGCAGCAAGACGAGGTACTGCTATACACTCGCTCTGCGAAGATTATCTACTCAACAAAGAAGTCAATCCTACACCTTTTGATTTAGAAGTATTTAATTCTATTAAACCTCACTTAAATAGAATTAATAATGTTCACTGTCTTGAGACACAACTCTATTCTGATCACTTGCAAGTTGCTGGTACTGTAGACTGTATTGCAGAATTTGATGGTAGACTATCTATTATTGATTTTAAAACGTCTAAACGAGTAAAGTCACGAGATGACATTCATGGATACTTCATGCAGACTTCGGCATACGCCGTTATGTTTGAGGAAAGAACCGGAATTCCTGTAGATAGATTGGTGATCATCATGTCAGTTGATGATAGTGATCCTTTAATCTTTATAGAGAAGCGTGATACATGGATTCAAGAATTTGTTAATCTGCGACAAGATTATTCTAAACTTAAAAATCATTAATATTCCTTGTATAAATATAAGATTATAGGTAATAGCATAACATGGCAACTACTCTCAATTTTAACGGTATACTATATCCAGATGGAACTCAGTCTTATTCCTTGAATAGATTTAAGAGAGCTATCTTTATATGCGGTTATAATGCAACAATTTCAATAACAAATCAAGTTAATATTAATGGTTTGGTTTCAACAGATATATCAAGCGTTGGTAGTGCACGTTATGGTCATGCTGCTGCCGGCTATGGCGGTGATAAAGCTATTTTTGGATATGGCACAATAGTGATTAGTGGTAATGGTTCGGTTACCGCTACAACTAATCTTGTATCTAATATTGGTGTTGTAGCAATAGATAATAGTGGTGTTGGTACCATTAGAGTTAATTTAGCTGCAGCAACTTATGGAAATGACAAAGCTATTTTTGGATTTGGTTGGAATAGTAGTGCGATTTATACTAATGTAACTAATCTTGTATCTAATATAGGTGTTGTAGCAACAGATAATAGTGGTGTTGGTACTAAACGACCATATTTGGCTGCTGCCGGCTATGGCGGCGATAAAGCAATATTTGGATATGGTGGCTCCACTACTAATGCACGCTTATCAATGACTAATCTTGTATCTAATCAAGGTGTTCTTGCAGCTGATACAGCTGGTGTTGGTACTCCACGAGATTCTTTGGCTGCTGCTGATTATGGTGGTGATAAAGCTATTTTTGGATATGGAGTTACTAGTGATTTTGCTGGTAGTAATGTATCATTAACTAATCTTGTATCTAATATTGGTGTAGTTGCAACAGATACTACAGGCGTTAGCACTCCTAGAAGGGGCTTAGCTGCTGCTGGTTATGGTGGTGATAAAGCAATCTTTGGATACGGATATTTGAATGCTTCTACTACTTCAATAACTAATCTTGTATCTAATATTGGTGTAGTTGCAACTGATACTACAGGCGTTGGCACTGCTAGATATTATTTAGCAGCTTCTGGATTTGGATCTTAAGTATTATGACAACAAAAATAAGTTCAACTGCACTAACATACGCTGATAATTCATTAGGAACAACGGCAAAAAATCTAAGATATAGAGATAAAGCAATATTTGGATATGGTGGTTATAGTACTACTGCGTATTCTATGACTAATCTTGTATCTAATACTGGTAGTATTTCAGCAGATACATCTACTGTTGGTACTGCTAGATATGGTTTGGCAGCTGCTAGTTATGGTGGTGATAAAGCTATCTTTGGATATGGGATAAATGGAGCTGGTAATACATACTATTCATTGACTAATCTTGTATCTAATATTGGTGTTGTTGCAACAGATACATCTACTACTGGTACTGCTAGATTTCAATTAGCTGCAGCTGGTTATGGTGGCGATAAAGCAATATTTGGATTTGGAGCTCCCAATATTGGCTACTCATTATTAACTAATCTTGTATCTAATCAAGGTGTTGTTGCAACAGATACATCTATTGTTGGTACTGGACGAAGATCTTTAGCTGCTGCTGGTTATGGTGGCGATAAAGCAATATTTGGATATGGCCGCGGCAGCGATGGCGCTGTGACATTGACTAATCTTGTATCTAATGTAGGTGTAGTTGCTAATGATACTACTAGTGTAGGCACTGCCAGATATGGACTAGCTGCAGCTGGTTATGGTGGTGATAAAGCTATGTTTGCTTTTGGATTTGATACTAGTTTTAGTAATAAAGTCAATTTAATATCAAACACCGGTGTAGTTGCTAGTGATTCTTACAGTTATACAATTGTTAAAATGTATTTAGCAGGCTCAACATATGGTGGCGATAAAGCTATATTTGCATATGGTAATAATAGTATTAATGTCACTACTTATAGTGTTCTTACATCTAATACTGGTGTATTTGCAACAGATACTACTGCACTTGGTACTGCTAGAGAAAATTTAGCTGCTGCTGGATACGGATCATAAGGAAATAACATGGCAGCATTAATTCCAATAGCTTTACAATATTCTGATACATCTTTAGAATTTAATTCATATGCTTCTACGCAAAGAGGTATATTTGGATATGGCGATAATAATGGTACAAAGCTTTCAATGACTAATCTTGTATCTAATATTGGTGTTGTTGCAACAGATACATCTACTACTGGTACTGCTAGATTTCAATTAGCTGCAGCTGGTTATGGTGGCGATAAAGCAATATTTGGATTTGGTAGCACAACAGCATCAAACGTGTCATTGACTAATCTTGTATCTAATATTGGTGTAGTTGCTAATGATACTACTAGTGTAGGCAAAGCGCGCTTGGGTTTAGCTGCAGCTGGTTATGATGGTGATAAAGCAATATTTGGATATGGCCAGGCCACTTCAGTTGAATCTATTACTAATCTTGTATCTAATGCTGGTGTAGTTGCTAGTGATACTACTGGCGTTGGTACTCCTAGAGCGCGTCTAGCTGCAGCTAGTTATGGTGATGATAAAGCAATATTTGGATTTGGCATTTCAGGATCTACATATTATTCACTCACTAATCGTGTATCTAATACTGGCGTAGTTGCCACAGATGTATCTAACACTGCTACTATTAGATCTGGATTAGCTGCTGCTAGTTATGGTGGTAATAAAGCAATATTTGGATATGGTCTAAACTCTTCTGCACCATATGTTTCAGCAAGTAATCTAATATCCAGTACTGGTGTTATAGCAACTGATACAACAATTGTTGGTACTGCTAGATATGGATTAGCAGCTAGTAGCTTTGGTGGTGATAAAGCAATATTTGGATTTGGTTATAGTTCTGGTTCAACTAATAACATAACTAATCTGATATCTAACACTGGAGTAGTTGCTAGTGATACTACTGGCGTTGGTACTGCGCGGTATTATGTTGCTGCTACTGTGTTTGCAGCATAAATATGTTATGTTTTTATAAAGGAAATTATTATGGCTTCAAAATTAAATACTGAATTCAACTATCGCTATCAAGTGATCGGTGAAACCCCTTGGGAAAAGATTAAAACTCTTAAAGGTTTCTTAGAAGGACGCATTCGTGCTGCAGCGCTTGAAGAGGTTTCTCAACTTAAGTATCAAGCAAAACTCTCAGAGCTACAAACTCTTAAAGATAATAATGCAATGCAGCATTTAATTCTTAACCTTCGTGCAGATATTCTAGAATGGGAATCTGGTTTTCCAGCACAACAAGAAGCGTTTCTTCTTAATAAAGAAGAAATTAAAATTCTTGAAAGACTATTAGCTGAACTCTATGAAGTTGCAGAACCTACTCGCATGAAACATCATGATGGAACGTCATTTACTGATGAAGAAATGTATGAAGCAAACGCAGCAAATGAATTTACTGTAATGATTGGTAAAGAAATTCATGCAGAAATTATTGCAAATGGACGTCCATCTCCAGCTAAACTGCGCAATGCAATGTCAAATCCATATACATGGACTGCGCTACAACAAATTGGCCTAATTCCAGAAAATGCTCAGGTTTTAATTGGCGGAGCTAATCCTCAAAAGATTGAGTTTTTAAATACACCAACAACACATCAACTGGAGAATAATTAATGTTTTCTCTTTATACAGTAACATCTGTAAACCTACAAAAGATGTATGGCAGACCAGCTATGAATATACCTGGAGACTTTGTTGATTGGCCTCGCACTGTAGATTTTGATTTAATTATGATTGGTCAAAAAACACCAGAGGCATCATCATACCTTGTGCTCTCACCATCAGAACATGAATTGCTAGTTAAACAAACTTCAATTCCTGAGGGTTACGTTTTTATCTTTAGACAGGAATGGGGTCTTACTATCACTGAAGATATTATTCATCGAGTAATTGAAACACTGCGTGCTGAAGCCTACCCACCAATAGCAGATTATTTAGATGCTAAAGTAAAAGGTAGTGCATCACAAGAGAAAGAATACTTAGCTGCCTGCGCTGCTGTGAAAGTTAAGTATCCAAAGTTCTCTTGGTGAGTATACATTAATTCGTTTTTAGTATATAATTAATTTAATTGTTGTAATCCCTTCAAAGAGAAGGCTTGTTGGACGGGGGTGCAAATCCCCCCACCTCCACCAAAAGCATTCGTGGGTTTGAGTCCCAAGAGATACGGTCACCAACTCCGTACTATTCAGATTTGAGAGTGCTTTTGATGGGGGTGTACTCAGTATTCGACAGCGAGAGATATTAGAGACGGCAACACGGTAGGCGATGACCGCAAATCAAGCAAAATAAGTAAACGCAAACGACTCACAGTTCGCATTAGCAGCCTAAACGCCGCTTAGGGTTTCGGTTGGTTTCCTCGTAACAGAATAACCAACCATTATATAAATAATAATCAAGGCTCTTTTAAGGGCCTTTGTTATCTGAAAAAGAAAGGACTACAATGCAAAAAATAATAATAATAATCGCATTTGTAATCATGTCAATGTTTGTAACAATTGGCGTCGAATACAATTTACAATCTATGCACAAGTTAAATGTGCCTGAGTATAATGATCTAACTGATCATGATAAAAATGAAATAGATTGTCTTACTCAAAACATTTATCGTGAAGCTGGAATTGAAAAAGAAGACGGGATGATTGCTGTTGCACTGGTGACTATGAATAGAGTCAAAGCACCTGGTTTTCCAAATACTGTATGTAAAGTCGTACAACAAAAGAAAAAGAAAACTTGTCAATTTTCTTGGGCTTGCATGAAAAAGCTTCCTGACATTGATGAGCAGATATATAGCTATAGCAGAAGTCTGGCGATAAGAGTCTTCTTCAATCATGAGACAATCGAGGATACGACTCAAGGTGCGTTATTTTATCACGCTAACTATGTTCGCCCACGTTGGACTAATCTTGAAGTGACTACTACAATTGGCCGACATATTTTTTATAAACCAATCGGAGAAGCGTAATGGATATTTTAGACATGATGAAGTCAAAGGCACATTCTAATGGATATTTTCCAAGTAAATCTGTAGCTCAAGTTCATGAGTTCTATCTTACTGGAACAATTGAAGAGCCTGAGAATTATTTAGAATGGTTTGACACAATTCGTCACGCTGGAGAAAATGATGTAGTTAAGATCTACATTAATAGTTATGGTGGTGATCTATTCACAGCAATTCAATTCATGCGTGTCTTGGCCGACACTGATGCTACAGTCATATGTTCAGTTGAAGGTGCATGTATGTCTGCAGCTACAATGATTTTCATGTGTGCTGATAGCTTTGAAGTTACTCCTCACTCTGTGTTTATGTTTCATAATTATTCTGGTGGAGCAATTGGTAAAGGCGGTGAAATGATTGACCAACTCTTACATGAGCGTAAGTGGTCAGAACGTCTAATGAAAGAAGTCTATAAAGATTTCATGACAGAAGATGAAATAAAATCTATGCTTGAAAATAAAGATATGTGGATGGATGGCGAGAGTGTTGTGCTACGCATGACAGCACGCATAGAAAAACTTCAAGCAGAGATGGAGGCTGCAGAAGCTGCGCTTGAAGCTGAAGCTAATCCTAAGCCTGCGCGTAAAAAAGCTGTAAAGAAAGCTCCTGCTAAAAAGAAGCCTGTACAATAAATCATAACTGTAGTATAATAAACCATATCTGGCGTTCGTTCAACGGATAGGACATGATTCTTCTAAAGTCATTATAGAGGTTCGATTCCTCTACGCCGGACCAACTAACTTGGAGTTACATTATGGCATATGTTGAATTTGAAGTAGATCTTGATCAATTTGATGATGATGAGCTTATTCAAGAAATTAAAGCACGTGGATTGCACGTGGATGGCGTAAGTCATTCTTCTAAAGAAGAAGATCTTGAAGTGATTTATCAATTACGTCGCAATGGTAAACCATACGATCATCTTATGGATGCATATATCTATAAAGTCCTAGGGAAAGTTATTTAAGCCTGTACATTAAATCGTTATAGTGATATAATAGATCTATGGCAAATATACACTTTCAACAAAAAGTCGCAGGTGACGAACTTCGCGATACTCTCTTCTTTGCTACGGGTGACCGTGTAGAGAAAATCAAATCTCCAGAGTTTGTAACTTTGCGTGTCCCTCAATTTAATGTTAAAATCAAACACTTCAAACACATCACTGTAAATGGTGATGTGTGTCGATCTGTGTCCGAAGCTAAGTTTGCAATCCAACAATTGATTCTATGATTTATACTTCTATTCCAAAACGTAAAGCAAAGAAACCTAATGCTGCACAACGTCAATTGCAAGCAGAATGGGATGCTATTCAAGCAAAGTACGCACCCAAGAAACCTCTAAAGCGTGTAGATACTACATTCAGCTATTCATTGCCTACTCCTCCTGGCCGTAGCACATATCACAATATTCCTAGTCGTAACACTGGTGATGGTATTGCTTCGTCAAAACCAACTATGCAATACACTGGTGACAAAATGCTAGGTATTGGAACTCTTCACAAATCTAATGCAGTGCCTGTTTTCTCTGATGGAGAAGCTAAGGAAATGGCGCGCATGCGTCGAGGTTGAGTTGTATTTTAAATCGTAAAGGTGATATAATAAGTTATGAATCGTTCACATATTGAAAATCAAATTGCAAATGCTCATCTCTATAATGAGAAAGAAAAGATTACAGTAATCTATTACGATCTCATAAATCTAAAAGCCAAACTTGATCGTTGGTTCAACAAATACCTCGATATGTTTGATGAAAAGATGAATTCATCTACTCGTTCAGATCCAGTATGGAAACTCTATCATATAAAATCTGAAGAATATAGTGATGTAGTTCAAACTATCAAAACCGCCGAATACTACCTAAGAAAAGCATGATGTTTAAAAATGCCGCAGCATTCTCTCTTCACATTGAAGAACTAGCACGAAATCATAAGATGTCTCACATGGATGCAGTACTTAAATATTGTGCTGATAACTATGTTGAACCTGAAGACATTAAGAGTCTAATCAATAAGACTCTTAAAGATAAAATTCAAATGGATATGCGTGAAGCAAATCTACTTCCTAAACAAGCAACTCTATACGTATAATGAATCCGAATCCAACGTGTAAGCTAGAATGCAGATTTAGACATGGTATGACTATGAGTACTACTGTTTATTATGAACCTATGTATGATAAGCATGGAAATAATTTAAATCCAGATATGAATAAGAGTAATACTCCTATTGAATGTGGCATTTGCGATAGACGATGGTCTGCTACAACTCAAGGCGGAAAAACGACATATGAGGAATTGCTATGAATGAAGATGAAGGATTCAGTGTAAATTATGAGAATATCGTAAAAGAAAAATCTCTTCTTTCTATTACGCGTATGCTTGCAGCAGATATGACAAAAAATCCCTATATGACTATAGGTGACTTTTTTAAAAATACTAGCGATAGTGATATTCAACATCTAATAGAAATTATTGATGCAGGTGAAAATCATGAAAGCTTTGGTGATCTTATGCTAATTTCAATAATGTTAGCAGCTGCTGAAGGTTGTCAAGGTTCTAATGTCAATGATTATACTTTGCAATTAAATATGTTTGGAAACTTTGTAATAATTGAATCTCTATATCGCAAAGGTCTTGTTAAAATTCATAGAGAAAATATGTCATTTGGTGAAGACTTAAGAGACGCAATATTGGTGGAGAAATTAGATGAGAACAATTGAACTTACTGATGAATTTGTAGATCATATCTTTGTAACAGAACTTAAAGATATCTTTCTTAGAAATGTAAGTTCTATTGATAATCACGATATACTCATTGCAGATGCAGCAGCAAAATTGCTAAAATATACTATGCCGTATCAAGAAGCTATTAATTGGATTCACGCAAATACACCAAAATGATTGATGGATTCCAAACATACAAGTATTTTATGGCGATCAAGTTGCATTTAACAACAGATCGCTATGATGTATTTCAATCTAATGGTAAGGTGTCAGGAACTCGTGCAACATTTGAAGCACGCAATGATCGCTTCTTATTTGAAAAGCTAGGACGCAACTTTGATACTCCACGAGAACTTATAGAATACTTTGTTGCAAATATTGGTTATGGCAATAAGAATGTGATTTACTCGAGTGAGTCTGATGAGCATTATGATATATGGCTTAAGCGTAAAGAAGCTCGTACTTATATGTTTAAGCAACAATTAGATTACATTCGCACATATCTTGAAACGGATACTGATAAAAAGTTTCAAGATCTCTTTAGTATTGAAAACAATGTCCCCGAGCTTTTAAAGCTTTACGTAGGTGGATATATACATCTTGAAACAATGGTGATTCTAAATGATGTAGAAGAATTTCTCCCAAAGTGGGAACCTCTTCTATTAGTTTGGGGCGATCAGCTTCGTATCTTAAATAAGATAAAAAAGTTTGTCAAGTACGACAAAGATAAGTTACAATCAATCTATCATACCTTTAGGAAAGAATATTCAGAGAATTAACATGGGCCGCACAATTAGTAAGTTTCGTGATGACGAAGATGACCGTCGTAAAAAGTCTTCTAAGTCTTTAAAACATTCAAAAAATATTCCTGGTAAGGGCATGCGCGTTATAAATAACTGGTCGGAAGAAGAATACGATGAGTATACTATTTCTGATTTAGATTATGAACATAACGATTATACTTCGCAAACACAACGTAAATAAGGAAATACAAAATGGATATTAATACACTACGCAAAATGCGCAATACAGACTTCGGTAAAATCTCTTCCGAATTCGAAAAAATCGCTAATCCTCAAAGCGATTCAAAATCCTACCAAGACGATCGCTTCTGGAAGCTTGAAGCTGACAAAGCAGGTAATGGTACGGCAACTCTTCGATTCCTCCCACGCGCTGAAGGCGATGAATTACCTTGGGTTAAGATTTTCTCCCACGGTTTTCAAGGTCCTACAGGTAAGTGGTACATCGAAAACTCTCTTACCACGATTGGTGAAAACGATCCTGTTGGTGAACTAAACTCTCGTTTGTGGAACACTGGTTCTGATGCTGATAAAGAAGTTGCTCGTAAGCAAAAGCGTAAGCTAGCTTACTACGCAAATGTATTAGTCGTGTCTGATCCTAAGCATCCAGAAAACGAAGGTAAGGTAAAGCTATTCAAGTTTGGTAAGAAGATCTTTGATAAGATCATGGACAAAGCACGTCCTACTTTTGAAGATGAAACCCCTGTGAATGTCTTTGACTTCTGGGAAGGTGCAGACTTCAAACTTCGTATGCGTAAGGTTGATGGTTACCCTAACTATGACCAATCTGCATTCCAAGAATCATCTCCAATTGCTGATAGTGAAGAAGAAATTCTTGCAATTGCAAATTCACAACATAAGCTTACTGAGTTTCTTGATAAGAAGAACTTTAAGACTTATGAAGAACTTTCTCGTAAGTTGGCTTCTGTTCTTGAATGGAGTAACAATGGTACTCCTTCTGCAGCATCTATCTCTGAAGATGATGATGAGCCAGTTCGCCAAGTTAAGGCAACTGCTCCAAAGTCTAAAGTATCTATTGCTTCATCTGATGATAGTGATGAAGAAGCTCTAAGCTACTTTAAGAAGATTGCTATGGAAGAATAATCTACATAAATGTAGATGACAAAGGAGGCTTCGGCCTCCTTTTTTGATTATACGATAGCAGAATTTCTAGAAAGATATCTATTAAAACCAGAATCATCGTTACGAATTGGTGTAGGCATACTAATATTCTGTTTTGACATAGTATTATTAGTAGTAGGTGCACTAACAATAATTGGAGCACTTTGTACTGGTTTGCTGCTCATTTCAATATTTTCACTTGATTTGTTATATACTGAAGTGCCTTCAGTAGGACTTGGCGCAGACATAGTTGAACTTGTGTTTAGGTCTAATCTTCTAGGATCTGTTTCGTTAAATGAAGATGATCCACGTCCTGCACCTGCATCACTATTTCCAGCAGCAATAGTAGATGATGCTCCTCCAGATTCTGCTTTAGCGCTTTCTTTCTTAAATGGATAGAATGGTCCTATTGAAACTTTCTTGTCAATAAGAGGAATAGTAAAACTAATTTCCGGAATTCCAATACTTTCAACCATTGATAACAATTGATCTTTGACTGACTTAAAGAAGTCTATAACGGGTGCAAAGAAATCTGAAAGTGGTTTTACAATATACTTTTCAAATGAATCGCTGATGAATGAAAAGAAGTTTTTAACAGGTTCAATGATGTAATCATCTACAAATCCTTTGACAGCATCAACAACACCTCTAACTGTTTCTGCATCAAATAATCCAAATGATAAGAAGCTTAATACGCCACCAAGCCCTGCAATAAGAGCTTCTCCAATATCACCGGTTTCTGCAAATGCTTTAAAGCCATCCATAATACCACTTACTAAAGAGCCAATGATCATTGCTGGTAATGCGATCTTGCTAATAAATTTTAGAATATTCTTTGGATTAAATAAGAATTTAACAGCACTCATTAGTCCATCTCCAAGGAATCCAAGAATTCCTGATAGAATTCCTTTACCATCAGAACTTTCTTTATCTGCTTTTGGCTTAACTTTTTCTTGTTCACCTGCCATTTTAGCAGTGTTAGCTGCAATTTCTGCTAATAGATCGGTTTGCTTTTCAATGTTACGTTGAGATTCGTCCGTTGATTCTTGAGCTGCTAATGGATCTTCACTTACTTTTGCAGCAGTAGGTTGCATTAAAGGAATTAGTTCAGCTGTTTCTTTCTTTGCAGTTGCTTTAGGTTCTTCATAAGTTAGTGCAGGTTGTCTAACAACTTCTTTAAAATCTATATCAGTTACGTCATCATTATTGCGTTTCTCTGCTGAATTAGTAAGTTGCATTAATGGAGCTAATGCAGTTGTTTCTTTTTTTGCAGTTTCCTTCTTTGCAGTTGTTTCTTTTTTTGCGGCTTCCTTCTTTGCAGTTGCTTTAGGTTCTTTAGATTCTTTAGCTTTTTTATTTTCTGTGGTATCAGGTTTTATCATTCCAGTTTTAACATCAAATCCTTCTGGTCTTAATGCAGTATCTACCTTTGCCAATTCAATTGCAGTCTTTTGTAAGCGCTTTGCTTCAGGAGACTTTTCTATTTGCTTTTCGCTAATCCCTAGCTTCTTATAAGATTCAATCTTTCTTTCATCATCACCTTGATTACGACGAAGTTGTTGCGCTTCAGTTTCTTGTCTTTCAAATATTTTTCTAGATTTTTCTACGCCATGTAATCTAACAGTTGGATCACCAGCATCTATTCTAGCTTGTGCTTTTTTCTGCACTGCTTCCTTAGCATCTAAGTGTTCACTTAAGATTCCACCAGATCCACGTTTAGCAATTCCAGTTTTATCAAGAAATCCACGCAATGTAAAAAAGTCTTTGAAATTTTCTTTAGCACTTTGTACTCTTTGACCAATAGATTTAAATTCACGATTTTGACGCGATTTATCTAATATTGCTTTGCTCTGTTCAGGTGAAACTGGAACTAATTTTGATAGTCCTTTTATTTCTTTAGTCTGATTTTTGATCTCATTGAAAAGCTTTACTACGTTAGAATTGAGAGCTTTTTTATTGCCATCATCTACCATTCCATCTTTTAAGACATGATAGATTAAATCTAATTTTTTCTCTGATTGATCTTGGATCGTAGCTTGGCTTAGCTGAATAACCCTATCATTTGATAAGTATTTTTCAACTGTTTGTAAAAGAGCTGTTTGTTTTTCTATGACTTCTTTCATTGTCTATTTCTCTCTAATCGTTGTTTTTCTTCTTCCAAATGATTAATTAGCATAGCAACATATATTTCGCGCTCAAAGGGTAACATATCCTCAATGTCGGACAAACTATACTTATGATACTGGAGCAGCGCAAAGTTCATTTTATAATAGTTTGCCAAATTATCATGACATAGAGCTATTAAAAAAAACCGCTTAGTCCTTTTACTATATGCTTATGATGATGCTTACATACCGGACAATCAAATTCTATCGTCTTTTCTAACTTTGGCATTGTTTCAAAAAACTGTTGTATCTTTTTAAACTGTTCTTGAGTTAGATTATTGATAAACTCTTCAAGTTCTTCTTTGCTTTGTTCTGCTGCTGGATAGACGGAGTCTTCATCATAGATAGAATCAACACAATCAAAAATAATGTTGAATATTACTGAGATATCAGTGCTATCAAAATCCTTCATCTTGTCTAAAAGCGCAAGACTTGGATATTTCATTTTGATTCCAACATTGTCAAATAGCGGAATAGTTGTAGAATGATTTTCATCAAATTCTACTTTTAGTGTAGTTAGATCAATATCTACTGGCATCTTTGCTTTAGGATCATTGCATTCTAAACAACTGAATAGCAATTCAGAAATTTCTCCAACAGATCTTGCACGCAATTGAGTAAAAATATACTCGATATCGAACATTGCAAGTTTTTCAACATTTAATTTATTTAGAGTGCATCCTTCAATAATACTCTTTAAAGTATCAAGCATTACACTTTCATCTTCGCTTTGCTGAGCAATCATTAAAGCTTTTTCTTCACGAACTAAAAACGGTCTATACTTAATTTTTTGTTTAGTTGAAGGTACGATCAATTCATACGTCGGTACAGACATTACTGGTAAAGCCATAATTATTTTCCTTTTCTAATAGTATTAAGCATTTTGCTTAGTTCATTTGTGCTACCTACAAAGATAGCATTATTATTTGTCACATTAGTTTTCTTAGAATCATCATTTCCAGATTCTAACACTTGCTTTTTCTTATGAAGATCAAGTAACTGATGATTAATGTCAGATAAGTGTTTCATTAAACCACCAACAACTTCAAATGCACGTGGGTGTTCACTTTGCTTTGCAACCTCCAGCGCATGAAATAAAGCCTCTTGTCCTTGTGTCAATATAGAGTGAAGATTACTTCGCGTTGTTTCATAGTCATTGTCAAATGCCTCGTTTTTTTCAGGCAATGTATTTGTAGGAGGTAATAAAATTTCAGTTTTACCAATAGGTTCTACGTCAAACACTGCACTTAATTTATCATCTATATTCATAATTTTTAATTAGTATTTACGAAAATACTCCTCCAAAGCCAGAAAATTCGCTTGCATTTTCAATGTTAAATGGTGATTGAACTCCACCAGTTGTAAAGTCAAACTCATCTTGGAATGCAACAAAGTTATTAAAGTAATTTTCAGGAATAGTTGAAAATGAATCATATCCATAATCATACGAAGGAAGTTCTGGAGTTATAGGTGGAAAACTACTATCAGCTACTTGATTATAATTACCCATTACTTCATTTTTAGCGTATTGATATGACATTGATACTTGCAATTTCATAACATCTTTACCACCATAATCTAATTGCACTGCGCTTATAGATTTAGGAAATGCATTATATAGTGTACACTTATATCTTCCTATGTCTTGCGCGTCTTGTACTATAATTTCAATAGTAGGTGAAAGATATTCAGTAGGATAATTAAAATCACGAGTTTCTGGATCTTGTATTACATTCATCCATGAATTGAAAAAATCTTTTACTAAGAATCCAGAATCTACATAGAAACTTAAATTAATATGTTCGTATAGTTTTGAGTATACGGCATCTTTAACTTCACCATATGATCTAACTTGATTAGTTTCATATGATACACCAGGAAGTTGTGCCTGTTCACAGAATAAAAATATCTTACGAATATTTGAATTAAGTGGTTCTGTCATTAGTGAAGAAGGACGAGCAATGAGAACTTCAAAATGAGTTGTCTTTGCCATGCCTGTTTTAATATGGCTAATGAATTCTTCTAGTTTATTGCTCATTTTCTAAGTGAATCTCCCCATACTCTATTTTTATTACTACCAACAAATTTTTCTACTGGTAACATCATAGCAGTATGCCATTGTGACCCAGGAATTTCTACAAATATTGATTCTACGTGATCTTTAAGATAGTGTTTAATACATGCTTCTGCTAATTTAAATTTAGAAGCACCTGCAATTAATGACCAAGAATATCTTATTTTAGTTTTTTCATCAAATGAATCATTATTTGCAAATTGCATCAATCTAGTCATCAATTGAACTCGTTGAAAATATGGAAGATAGTGCATATTTAATCCCATAAATCCATCATTCATTGCCTGATATGGGAATACTAATGGAAACGCATCATAATATGGAAGAGTATCTTTATGCTTAGGATCATATATAAACATGTATAATTTTCCAGGAGTTATTCTAGTAACTTTACGCTGTTCTCTTAGTATTTTATTTGGATCAATTCTTTTTTTAGCCAATAGCATTTGCTGCTGCTGAAACCAAGTTCTTGATTTTTCAGCAATGCTCTTATCATACTTATACTTTTGAAAGATTGTTTCTAAATTATCATTCATTTATATTCCTAGGTTGTCTTCTGTTATGATGACAAATTCCCAATTTCTTTCCTTTGCATATCTCTTTGCATATTCCCACTTTGCCTGATTTACTAAATAAGTACTAACTTCTGTTAAATACTGTTTTGTTTTCCTAGTTCCTTCTGGAGGAAGTGTTTGCTTCTTTGGCTTAATCTCTACTAGATATGTTTTTCCGTTTGAAGTTCGTATTTTAAAGTCTACAAAATATCTATGAGGTCTTCCATCAATTGGAGAAACATAAGGTACTACAGTTTCTTCAGAACTCCATTTTTCAATTTGTGGATTTTTATCACACCATATAGCAAAACGAGTTTCCCAGCTTGAACGCATTATTATATTTGATGGATCTCCCATATATTTCTCTGGAAACATCGGTTGATATTTTCGTTTGTGATACATCTATATAAATAACAATAAGACTAACATAACAATATTTATACCCATGTCACAAGCAGACTTCCGTAGATTTGAACAACAAGCTAGCGCAGACCTCTGGACTCAACAGATTGGTGCCGGAACAGCTAAATTCGCTCCAAAGTTTGACTATATTGCCTCAACAATGAGTGATAAGTATAGTACTACTGGTTTATCATATCCACAAGATTTAATGAATAATCCTAAGTATGGTGAAAATAGAGTAATATTTTACATTAACACTTCAGTAGATTCACGGGTATTAAAAAGTGGAAGTGAAGTTTCTGTCGTAGAAGGCGTTCAGCGTGATATGCGTGGCCAATTAGTTGGTCAAAAGATATCTACTGCGGCTGCAATTACAGCTGCTGGTGGTGTAGCTGCTGTCAAAGGTGCAGTTAGTGGAAGTGTTATTGGTGGCAAAGGCGCAATTGGTGCTGGTGTTGGTGCTGCACTTGGAACTGGTACTGGCGCATCTATTGCAATGAGTGCTAATAATCAAGAAGTTCCTCCGGGTGAAACAAAACAGCCTACATTTTCTAGACCACAAAAACGATTAAATGCAGCAATTGCACTATATATTCCAAATCAATTAGGAATAAATTATACAGTATCTTGGGAAGCAGATGATACTGCTGCATTTTCTGCTGCAGCAAAAGGAGCTGATACTCTTGGTCGTGGACTAAAAGGTGCACCTGGAGTTGCTGGAGAAGTTCTTACTGCACTTGCAATTGATAAAGGTCAATTTGGCAAAGAGATGGGTGTTGCATCGGGATTAGCGGCAAATCCTAAGAAAGAACAAGCATTTATAGGTGTAGATTTTAGAACATTCACTTTTGAATATAATTTTGCTCCTCAATCACCAGAAGAAGCTCAAAATGTTTTGAATATTATTAGAGCATTTAAATATCATATGCATCCTGAATTTAAAACAGAAAATGCATTTTTATATATTTACCCATCTGAATTTGACATTGCTTATTATAAAGGTGCTACTGAAAATTTAAATATTCATAGACATACTTCATGCGTATTGACACAAGTTAATGTAAATTATACGCCAAATGGAGTGTTCAACACATTTAGCAATGGAATGCCAACTCAAATAAATTTAACATTGACATTCAAAGAACTACAACTCTTGTCAAAAGAACTTATCGAAAAGTATACTTAATATGTATTTTGCAAATTTTCCTAAAATATACTACGATTTTCCTCAAGATCTTACGTCTACATCATTGCAAATTCTAACTGATATTACTACAAACGTTAGAATAAGAAAAGCAGTGCTGGAAAATATCACTCTCTACGATGAGTATGATATGAAAGATGGAGAAACTCCAGAAATTGTTGCTGAGAAAGTTTATGGTAATCCAGAATTGCACTGGGTTATTATGCTCGTAAATGAGAGATATGATTATCTTAAAGACTTTCCTATGTCAAATCTAGAGCTAGAACAATATGCTATTGACAAATACGGCCAAGATAATTTAAATGATGTTCATCACTATGAAGTAAATGGTATTATCACAGAAGCTCGAGGTATAGTGAAACTTCCTAACAAAGTAACTCCACTTTTAAAAGTGCATGACTATATTAATGGTTTACCAAAATCTAATGCAAGAATAGAATCAATTGATAAAATTAATAATACTGCATCTGTTCTAGTAGACATTGGCAGATTTACTTCTGGTCAATTAGTAACTGTAAATGGAATTCGCCCAGTTACAATTTATAATCCAGACACTAAAGTAAATGAGCCAACTGGTGAAATTGCGTATAGTGGAGTAGTAAATTTTACTATATTGCCTGATGGATTTACAATAAATGATAATTATCAGATCATTACTAATTTAGAATATGAAATTAGACTTAATGAATCTAAGCGTACTATTAAACTTATTTCTAGTAAATTAATAGATCAAATCATTAATGAATTTCAATTATTAGTTGCTTAATATGCAAGATAGTAATTCAGCTATAAGATTTGCTGGTGATGTTCAACTAAAGCAAATTACATTAAGTTCATTGAATGGACAAGTTGCAAACATAACAAATCAAGTAGTTCTCATTGAAATATATGAAGACCTATTTTCATCTTTTACAACTCTGTCTATAGTTCTTAGAGAATCAATTGACTATATTAATCTATTTCCATTTGTTGGAGAAGAATATGTTGATGTTGATATTGTTACTCCTACAATGGATCAGCATATTAAAGGTAGATTCTATATCTATAAGATAACAGATCGTGAATATACAAGTGAGCGAGAAGTTGCATATACTATTAAGTGTATTTCGGAAGAATTTATAACTGATGCAAATACAAAAATAAGTAAAACATTTTCTTGGGGTATTAGTGATATTGCATTTAAGATTTTTGGAAAAGATGGATTAAATACTCAAAAGAAATTAAATGTTGAAACTAGTTCAAACACTGTAAAATTTACAGCTAATTTTTGGACACCTACTAAATGTTTAAATTATATTGCAGCAGCTGCTACTAATGCAGCAGGATCTCCAACATATCTTTTCTATGAAAATAGAGATGGTTTCAATTTTAGATCTATAGATGCACTATTATCTGCTAAGCCATATCAACAATTTATAAAAGATAATTATACTAGAACTCCTATTGGAAATTCTGGTGAAAGTATAAGAGATCCTGCAGAAGATTATAAAAGAATTCTAGAATTTAGTGTTCCGGTTCTGACTGACTATATTACGGAAATACAATCGGGAAGATTAAAATCTAGATTAGTAACTCATGATATTGTTACAAAGAAATATACTGTAAGAGATTATAGTGTTAAGAAAGATCCATCTCCTCCTACACTATTAAATCCGAATCCAGCATATTCAAAATATGGAAGTGCAAATAACGCTAGTACTATGTTATTTCTTCCAAAGTATTACGCAAACTTTAATAATTTTTCCGATGTATCAAATGCAAAAGTTATACAAAAGAGAATGTCTTTCTTTCAGGGACTTAATAAATATAAGATAAACATTCAAGTTTTTGGAAGAACTGATTATACAGTTGGACAAATCGTAGAAGTAATTGTTCCTAGA